TGACACTGAGGGAACACTCATTGAAGACACGGATACCCCTCTATATGGCGGCGCTAAAGTCAAGCTTGCATTCTTTCAGAAGCCGTATATCCTCAAGGATGGCGTGACTTATGGCACTAGCCTGAAGCTTAAGGCTGTGCAAGTTATTTCGCTCGCATCGTCTGCTGGTGTTGACACTGGCGACATGGACGAAGCTGATGTAGCTGAGCTGTTCGGTAAGACCGAAGGTTTTAAGGTTGGCGAGCCCAACATTTCCAACGATGCAGGTGAACCCGATGACGACTTCTGATTTCCAATACACCGTTTCTCGTGATGAGGTGACTGGTGTGTACAAGGGCACGCTGGATATTCAGCTGCCTCCGATCTGCGTTACTCGCTACAAAGCAGATAAGAACGACTTCAAGTACGAGATGTCTCGTGCTGTTACTGATGTCGTTGAAGCCATCATTGAAAAACACATGGATGACTAATGGCTTTTCGATCCAGACTCGAAGAAAAGGTTGCTGACCTTCTCGTTGAGCTGGGTGTCAAGTACGAGTACGAATGTTCTAAAGTCCCATATACCATATCTCACATGTACTGCCCTGACTTCGTTCTTCCGAACGGTGTTATACTAGAGTGCAAAGGGTATTGGGACAGTGCTGACCGGAAGAAAATCAAAACAGTCAAGGAACAGAATCCTGACCTTGACCTACGCATGGTCTTCCAGGCACCCTACAACACAATTTCAAAGAAAAGTAAAACAACATATGCCAAGTGGTGCGATAAAAACAACATCCCTTGGTGCTCATTTTCTAACATACCTATTAAGTGGCTCCTATGAGCGACTCTGAATTTGTACGGCACATGCCGTGCGATAACTGCGGATCGTCTGATGCAAATAGCTTGTACTCAGACGGTCACGCGTTTTGTTTCAGATGCTTTACGCACACAAGTGGTAACGATACCACCAATCACACTCATCAAATGCGAGATGTCAACCTACAAGGCTCAGCTGGACGGCTGCAGAAGCGACGAATCTCAGAAAAAACCTGTGAACTGTTCAAAGCCTACAAGGACGGAGAACAGCTACGCTTCCATTATTACAACAGCGCTGGATCACTTCTCGGCGCAAAAATAAAAACTAAAGACAAGGACTTTCGTTGTGAAGGCGAGGTCAAAACCCTGTACGGAATGCAAAACTTCCGTCATAAAACCACCAAGAAAGAACAGAAGCTAGTCATCGTAGAAGGTGAGATGGATGCTCTGTCTGTATGGGAGGCTCAACCAAACTGGGATGTAGTATCTATCCCGAACGGTGCGCCTGCTGCTAAGAAAGCGATCCAGCACAACTACGAATGGGTCAATTACTATGACAAGATTGTCCTGTTTTTCGACAACGATGAAGCCGGTCAGAAGGCTGCCAACGAGGCTGCCGGTGTCCTACCACCTGGAAAGGTTTTCATCGGTGCTCTAGAGGACTACAAGGACGCCTCAGACGCTCTACAAGCTGGAGATAGTGAGGCTATCCGTGCTGTATGTAACTACGAGCACGTACAATACAAACCAGACGGCATTGTCGATGCAAAATCCTTGCTCGACATCATCACCACACCCTCACCACCAGCAGATCATGACTACCCCTTTCAAGGACTGCAAAACAAACTACACGGGATCCGGTATGGAGAGCTTGTCACGATTACTGCAGGAAGCGGGATCGGAAAGAGCTCCTTTTGTCGTGAGCTCGCAACTCACCTGCTATGTAAAGGAGAACGGGTTGGTTACCTGGCACTTGAAGAATCCAACCGTCGTACAGCTCTTGGATTGATGTCAGCAAAGGTTGGTAAATCCCTACACTTGGGTGAGCACAGCCGCGCTGAACTGACTGAAGCTTTCGACAAGACGATTGCCAATTGGAACTTACATTTGTTTGATGGTTTCGGGAGCTATGATCCTGATCACATCTACGAACGTATCGAGTACATGGCATCGGGTCTTGAAACTCGTGTTGTATTCCTTGATCACCTCAGCATCCTGCTCAGCGGGCTTGACGGTGACGAACGTAGGATGATCGACACAACCATGACTAAGCTGCGATCACTTGTTGAACGCACTGGTATATCATTGTTCCTTGTTTCCCACCTACGGAGAACCACATCAGATGTCAATCATGAAGAGGGTGCTAGAGTTACACTCGGACAGCTCAGGGGATCTGCTTCAATTGCTCAGCTCAGCGACGCATGTATTGCGCTCGAACGAGATCAACAGAACGGATCTGAACGAAGCCGTACGACTGTTAGAATCCTTAAGAATCGATATTCTGGCGAGGTTGGTATCGCTGGAGAACTCGACTACGACCTGAACACTTGTAAGTTTATTGAACATGAAGCTCAACCCGATTTCAACCCGGCAACCGATTTCTAGTACCGAACTAGATCTTCGTCGCCCAACACCTCCCACCCCTGAAATGGTGGAACGTGCTAAATTTGTAGACAAAACTTACCGCTGGAAAAATGCTGGTCTTCGACCTGGAAAGCAACGGTCTTCTCAATGATGTTACCCGCATTCACTGTCTGGTCATCTACGACACAGAAACTGACCAAACTCTCGTATACAATGACGAGGGTAATGTTGAACCAATTATTCGTGGCGTTCAACGATTGGAAGATGCTGAAGTCATCGCCGGTCACAACATCATCGGGTATGATCTACCCTGCTTACAAAAAATCTATTCGTGGTTTGAACCAACCGCCCTGGTTATCGATACCCTTCTTCTCTCGCGGTTGTATCACACGGACATGAGAGACCTAGACATGAAGCACAAGTGGGAGAACATGCCACTGCAGCTTTATGGTCGTCACAGTCTCGAAGCGTACGGTCACAGGTTGTCTGAATACAAGGGCAGCTTTGGTAAGGACGCTGACTGGTCTGAATGGTCTCAAGAAATGCAGGACTACTGCATACAAGACGTTCAAGTAACTAAAAAATTATGCGATCACTTCCACCCCTACCTGAGTGGGTCGCGCTAGAACATCAGGTTGCAAACATTCTTACGCAACAGGAACTTCATGGATGGTATTTTGATGAACGCGCTGCATGGCAACTTGCATCGACTCTCAGAACCGAACTTGAAAAGACTTATCAACTATTACGCGACAGGCACCCTTTCGTTGCCGGATCATTATTTACTCCTAAACGAAATAATCGGACCCAAGGCTATGTCGAAGGCGCTACATTCACACGCTTAAAAGATCTCAATCCCACATCACGCGACCATATATCATGGATCCTGCAAACATATCATGGCTGGAAGCCGAAGGAACTGACTCCTACTGGGAAGCCGATCATCGACGAAGTTATCTTGAAAGAGGCTGCCTCCGCTGGGATTACGATAGCCGAGGACTTTCTGAAGTGTCTCGATATTACGAAGAAATTGGGGATGATCTCGGAAGGCACGAACGCATGGCTCAAGCTTTGTACGAATGCTAACCGAGTACACCATCACTGTTCCGTCGCAACTAACACACACCGATGTGCACACCGTAACCCTAACCTTGCCCAAGTACCAAGTGACTCAAACTTCAGACAACTCTTCCAGGCTAGTCCGGGTCAGCTTCTTGTTGGCGCTGATCTCGCTGGGATCGAGCTTCGTATGCTTGCTCATTACCTCGCACGTTATGATGCGGGTCGCTACGCTGACATCCTCCTTAACGGGGACATTCACCAAGTCAATGCCGACAAAGTTGGCATCACCAGGCGTGCAGTTAAAACCGTTACCTACGCCTTCCTCTATGGTGCCGGCGATGCCAAAATTGGACTAAGTTATGACTCCTCTCTCAGCCCAACTAGAGCTAAATCCAAAGGTAAAGAAATACGCACAGCGTTTGTGGAAGCTATTGATGGGCTTGCCCAGCTTCTTGAGGCTATCAAAACAGCGTCTGAGAAGGGCTATGTTCGATCAGTAGACACACGAAAAATCAAAGTTGACAGTCCACATAAAGCACTGAACTACCTGCTACAATCAGGTGCTGGTATCATTGCCAAACGATGGATGGTCATCAACCATGCAAACACTCGAGAGTTGTGCTGCTCACAGCTCGCCTTCATACATGACGAATTACAATTCGAGTGCGACCCCGCACACGCCGCAGCTTTATCAGCATCCCTGGTACAAAGCGCTGAAGCGGCTGGAGAATACTATTCACTCCGGCTCCCAATCGGTGCGGAAGCAAAACAAGGACGTGACTGGTCGGAGGTCCATTGATTAAGAAGTGCGCTAAATGTAAGAGGTGGGATCTAGCCTCTACTATGTATTACGTCAAACGTGATTCTTTTTACAGGCATCATGAATGCAGTACAGTAGAAACACGAAACTGTAAGAAAATTAAATTACAGCTTTGTGAAACTGTTAAACACAAACAGTTGCACCATCCAACGGTTGGTAAATGCCCTGAATGTAAACGGTTTGATAGTAAAGATAATTTCTATCAATACAATAGACGCAAACACCCAGCTTGTACAAACGTACAAACTCGTAACTCCAACAAAATGAAGCCTCACAAAACTGACACCTGTGCATTCACTGGATTACCATTTGGTGAAAAATCTGAAATGAAACCAGTTGGTGACCATGACCACGACACATTATTGTACCGTGGGCATATTTGGTCTGCTGCTAATCGTTTAGAAGGTGCACTCAAGTTCATCATGAACGAAACTGGCTGCTCCATTGATGAGGTATTTGAAATGGCTAAGAATTATCTAGCCAAACCAGGTAAGGACATTGGCCTCGAACCTTACCCACAGCTCGGCTTTGCCACAGCTGAAGAGGCTATTGAACATTATGAAACTACTAATTGACGCAGACTACATAGTTTACAAGTCTTGCGCCGGTGCTGAAGATGAGATTGATTTTGGCGAGGATGTAATCCTTGTTATCAGCAAGTTCTCCGAAGCATTGTCCAACGTGCAGCGTGAGCTGTCAAAAATTAAAAACAACTTCATGTGGGACACACCAGAACTGGTGCTGTTTTTCAGTGACTCTAAGAATTTTAGGAAAAAAATTTGCCCAGATTACAAAGGGCATCGAAATAGAAAAAAGCCCTGTGGTTATCGCCGGGTAATTTCTACACTCAAACAGCAGTATGAAGTCATTATCTTGCCTGAACTTGAGGCTGATGATGCTATGGGTATTTATGCTACGGCTAACCCTGGCAACATCATTGTTTCACCAGACAAGGACATGCGACAGATACCTGGCAAGCTGTACAACATGGATGAGGTCATGACTATCACACCCGAACAGGGTATGCAGTGGCATCTCATTCAGACACTTGCAGGTGATCAGACTGATGGTTATAGTGGTGTACCTGGCATCGGTGTCAAGCGTGCAGTCTCCTTGTTTGACGAGGATGGTTACACATGGGATACTGTTGTCAAAGCTTTTGCTTCAAAAGACCTAGACGAAGAGGTAGCCTTGACCAATGCACGACTCGCACGCATTCTCACACACGAAAATTATGACGCAACAACAAGAACCGTCATACCCTGGTGTCCCACCGATGCCAGTATTGGATCTGACAATGGAGCAGAGTTTCAAGCTAAGACGGCTTGAGGATCTGCTTCCTGCAGCTGACAAAGATGACATCATCACATTATTTTTAGCCCTCCAACGGCAGAATTTCTGCCTTGGCAATACCGTATCAAACCTAGTCAAACAGTGGCCAACTCACCACCCCACTACACCCGAGGAAACATAGAGGTCTGGGATTTCATTAGAGATCAGCAGCTCAACTACCACCTTGGCAATGCAATCAAATACATTTGCCGCGCTGGCTACAAGGACAGCAAGGTAGATGATCTCAAAAAAGCTATCCACTATCTTGAAAATGAACTCCTACATACACACGAGCCTGCTCGATCAGGCGGAGCACTTTCGATCTGCGTACAACCTGACTCCTGGGAAGGAACACCGGACTACACAGAAGACTTTGATCGATGAAGAATGGTCAGAGTTCCATGAAGCATACCATCTAAAAGATGAGTGTGAACAACTCAAGGAACTTGCCGACCTAGTGTATGTATGTTTTCAATTTGCTGCATCACAAGAGTGGGATCTCGATGAAGCTATGCACAGAGTACATGCTTCCAATATGTCTAAGCTTGGTGAAGATGGCAAACCTATCTACCGAGAAGACGGTAAGGTTCTGAAGGGACCGAATTATGAACCACCGAAACTGAACGATCTAATTCTTACATGACCACCTCTTATATCTCACGCACTGGACGTGTACAATCGTGGCTCAACAATCCCGAGTCACGGCTTCCAGTATCTTGCACAGTCTTTGTAGTCGAAGATTCGATGGAAGGTCCAGAAGGTATTGAAGCCAGCTGGAGGTTTGCTAGCCATGCTCTACGTAACGGAGCTGGTGTTGCTATTCACCTGTCGAAACTGCGTCCCAAAGGTACTGTAACTAACAAAGGTGATGACCAACTTGTTGCAAGTGGTCCAGTGTCCTTTGGTAAAATCTTCTCGACACTAAATGAAATCCTTAGGCGGGGTGGCACCTATCGGAACGGTGCGATTGTGTTGCATCTTGATCTATCTCATCCTGATGCCCTTGACTTTATTACTGCTTCTCGATCCGAGTTACCTTGGGTCAAGAGATGCATCAACATCACCCCCGACTGGTGGGAAAGGTGTACGTTTAAGAAGGAACTCCTCCACGGAATTAAATCCGGTGACATTTGGCTCAACAAAGTAAAGTACGATGCAGACAACAAACGAATCCGAGGAAATGTATGCCTTGAAGTATACTTGCCCTCACGAGGAACATGCCTCCTACAGCATATCAATCTCGGTGCCTGTGAGTTCGACGACATCCCAACAGCTTTCAGTGAAGGTATGTCCCAATTGTGCGATCTCCATAGCAAAACAGGTGTTGGATCAACTGGCGAGTACCTCCCAGCTGCAACCGATCGACAAGTGGGACTTGGAGTACTCGGACTTGCTAACCTTTTACGGCGGTACGGAGTAACGTATGAGCAGTTCGGTGTTGCTTTGGAGCAATACCATGCAGGAGAAGTGGTACGCACACCAGCCTATGAACTGGTCGTACAACTTGGCTTGGGTGTTGACCTTGCAGCCAGCATTGCTAGCGCTAATAATATGGTACGCGCCTTTGCTATTGCACCCACTGCCTCCTGCAGTTATCGAAGCAAGGATCTGGATGGTTATACGTGCACACCAGAAATCGCACCTCCTATCAGCCGCACGGTAGACCGTGACAGCGATACGTTTGGTGTACAAACATATGATTACGGCGATGTAGAAATCGCTAGTGAAGTCGGTTGGGACAATTACAAGCGTGTTGCTGATGGCATCATGCGGTTGTTCAATCGTACGGGACTTCTTCACGGGTATAGCTTCAACAGTTGGAGTGATGTCGTCACATATGACGAAGCCTTTATCGAAGAGTGGTTGGAATCTCCGCAAACCTCCCTTTACTACAGTTTGCAAGTTATGGGTAACACTCAAGATAAGTCTGATGTCTATGCAGCACTTCAAGATGATGCCGATGACCTTCTTGCAGACATACTAAATAAAGAACTCGAATGTGACTGTCAAGAATGAACCCTTATCAAAAACTAATGGCGCGTAAGCGCAAGTGGACACCAGTACAAACTACAGCTGGTGTTTGCAAAGAGGGTGCGGAAGAAACCATCTTCCGTGCTCTCGCACTCCGACATATGGAGTTACCTGTAGGAGATTTTATCACCGATGCTCTTGAAAAAAACGTCCCTGTTTCGGCTAGGACACTGCTCGAGTCAAACGTCAGAGATGAAGAAAACCACGACGTCGCTCTGGGTTACATTGCCAAAGCTTATGGCACTGATGCCAAAGCAGAAAGGGAAGCTATGGCGCTGCAAAAAGCGTGGATTGAGCATCCTGATCACACGATTACCAAGGCAATGGTTGCCGAGCGTGCGATTTTCTTTGTTCTACTACCCTTCTTTCGTTTTTGCGGTGACGCTGGTATGCGTACGGTTTCCGCAGACATCTCAAGAGATGAACAAATACATGTGGCATGTAACTCGCTCGTATGCAAAGAGTTGGGGCTTGAGATCTCGCCGTCCTTGGATAAACTGAGGAAGGCTACAATTAACTGGGTCATGCAACCGCTCAAGGTTGGTGCATCAGATAAATATTTGGACAAAAAATTTTGGGTCGATTCTAGTGATCGNCTAATGTATGAGGGCAAAGCGCCNGAACTGTCTGCCACCCGTGCAGCTCGTATGCCNGCTTTNTTNGAACATGCAAATACAAACCTCCCACAGTACGCTTAACATNGGCTTAACTGTGGATGCTCTNGTCNACGAACTAGAGGATAGATTTNGGCTGACCAATCCCAGTCCAGATACAAGTATCCAAACGATNATGTATCAAGCAGGTCAGCGCAGTGTTGTGGACTGGATTAACTCACGTATTCAAAACGAGGAACTTTAAAATGAGCCGAGGAGGAGGTGGCGACGGCGCCGCTCGTCGTCGTGAAGAACGAGCACGCCGTGAAGCTGAAGAACGCGCACGGCAGGATGCTGAGCGTGCACGTCGTGACATGATGCGTCAAGAACAAGCTAACCAGCAACGTCTTGCACGGATTCAACAGCAAAACGAAGCACGAGCACGTGCCATGGAACAAACTATGGCAGCAAATGTTTCAAACATGCAACGTACACCCACTACTATTAAACGTAAGAGCCGCAAAAAACGCGGTGAAGGACAACGCGGTATGGATAAACTGCGTATTGCAATGTCCGAACAAGGTACTTCAACTAACTTAGGCTAATGCACGCACGTAGCAGGTACGATCATCTAACCAGCTACCGTAATCATTTTCTAGACATTGCTGTTGAGTGCTCTGAACTGACCCTACCGTATCTTATCCAACGTGATGAGCTGCGACCTTCACACAAGAATCTACGCCAACCTTGGCAAAGCGTGGGTAGTAAAGCGGTAGTGACCTTGGCATCTAAACTGATGCTGGCGTTGCTGCCGCCGCAGACTGCCTTCTTCAAACTTCAGATGGATGACTCTAAGATAGGCACCGAACTGCCTGCAGAGATCCGTTCTGAACTTGACCTTAGCTTTGCAAAGATGGAGCGTATGGTCATGGATTCGATTGCCGCTTCTGGTGATCGTGTTGCTGTGCACCAAGCTATCAAGCATCTTGTGGTCGGTGGTAATGCTCTGTTGTATATGGGTAAGGAGGGGATCAAGCACTACCCACTCAACCGATATGTTGTAGAACGTGATGGTAACGGTAACGTAATTGAGATCGTAACCAAAGAACTAATTAACAAACAGCTCCTACCTCAGGAGTTTCAAGAACTCAAAGCTAAAGAATCAGTTAGCATGGGTTCCAATACTAATGACGTTGAGATCTATACTCACGTCAAGCTAGACAACAATCGTTGGGTCTGGCACCAGGAAGCTTTTGATAAAGTCATCCCGAACACCGATGGTAAGTCTCCTAAGGATGCTAACCCTTGGTTGGTTCTCCGGTTCAACTCAGTTGACGGTGAGAACTACGGGCGCGGACGTGTCGAAGAGTTCCTTGGTGATTTTAAGTCACTCAACGCACTGTCACAAGCTATGGTAGAAGGCTCTGCAAGCGCTGCTAAGGTGGTGTTTGTTGTCAGCCCTAGCTCCATGACTAAGCCTCAAACAATCGCTCAGGCTGGCAACGGAGCTATCGTTCAAGGTCGCCCTGAAGACATCGGTGTTATCCAAGTGGGTAAGACTGCTGACTTTAGTACTGCCTTGAGCATGATGCAGACTCTTGAACGACGTCTGCTTGAAGCATTCTTGGTACTGAACGTGCGTCAATCTGAACGCACCACAGCTGAGGAGGTACGCCTTACACAGCTGGAACTTGAGCAACAACTTGGCGGACTGTTTAGTCTGCTGACCGTGGAGTTCCTGGTACCCTATCTCAACCGTAAACTTTTGGTGCTGTCCCGTGCTGGTCAGCTGCCTAAGTATCCTAAGGATCTAGTCAAGCCCACCATTGTGGCAGGCATCAATGCCTTGGGTCGTGGTCAAGATCGTGAATCGTTGACTGCGTTTATCACAACCATTGCACAGACTCTTGGACCTGAAGCTATGATGAAGTTCATCAATGCTGATGAAGCTATCAAGCGTCTGGCTGCTGCACAAGGTATTGATGTACTCAACCTTGTCAAGAGTATGGAGGACCAACAAGCTGAAGCCCAAGCTCAACAACAACAAGAGCAGGAGATGGCGCAGATGCAGATGGCACCTCAACTACTCAAGTCTCCTATGATGGATCCAACTAAAAACCCTAACGCCGAAGCTATGTTGTCGGAGGCACTCTCACCCGAATAATAATTTATGGCTGAACTACTCACCTACGATCCTAGCAACGATCCACAAGCAATTAAAATTGCTGAGGAACGAGACGCTGAGACCCTTGCTGTCGGTCAGGCAATGGAAGATGCACAAGATAATTTACTCGCGGGTAAATACAAGAATGCACAGGATCTAGAAAAAGCTTACATTGAGCTGCAACAAAAACTCGGATCAAATGATCAGCAAGCCGAACCCCAGCAAGAGGATACGCCTGAACCAGAGCAGGAATCCAATCCAACCTTTGAACTATTTGATAGCATTGACACTGAGCTGTCAGGCGGTGGTGAAATCAGCGCAGAGTCGCTGGAAAAACTTTCTGCTATGGATAGTAAGGATCTGGTCAATGCGTATCTTGAATATCAAGGCACTATCGAAGATGTAGCTGGTCCTGAGGGACGTGAGCTATCTGACAATGAGGTGTCCGAGATCTACAATAGTGTAGGCGGCGAAAAGCAGTACCAACAGATGACTGCATGGGCTGCTGAGAACCTCGACGCTGACACTGTTCAGGCGTTCGACAACGTTATCGAATCAGGTAACGTGTCTGCAATCAACCTTGCTTTGCGTGGACTGCAAGCACAATACAACGATAGTGTAGGATACGAAAACAACATGATTCAAGGCAAACCTGCCCAAGCTGTCAACGGTTATCGTAGCCAAGCTGAGGTTGTACGTGACATGAATGATCCACGTTACGACCGTGACCCTGCCTTCAGGCAAGAGGTCATGGACAAACTTGCTAACTCACCCGGTCTTAACTTCTGATGTCTACTGTTATTGAGGATGGTGGACGCACCAATATCTACGCTAAAGAACCACCTATGTACATCGACGAAAACTCTATCCCCCACAACGAAAAAGCCGAGCGTCTCAATGGCAGGCTTGCCATGCTCGGCGTCATCGCTGCGATTGGTTCGTACGCTGTGACTGGTCAACTTATCCCCGGAGTCTGGTAATGCCTTACGGTCCCGGTACCTACGGCAAGCCCGTAAAAAAAGGTACCAAGAAAGGTGGCAAAAAAAAGTAAACGCAAGAATGTCAGTCTCAGGATTGGCAAACACAAATCGCGTACCGGTGGCTTGACAGCTGCCGGTCGGCGTAAATATAATAGAGCAACAGGATCAAACCTCAAGGCACCTCAACCTGGTGGTGGTCCTCGCAAGCGGTCCTTCTGTGCTAGAATGAAAGGCGTCAAAGGTCCGATGCGTAAGAACGGTAAGCCAACCCGGAAAGCCTTGGCACTACGTAAATGGAAATGTTAAATGGCTAAACAAAAACCTGGTTTGTATGCAAACATCCATGCCAAGCGCAAGCGTATCGCTGCCGGGTCTGGTGAAAAAATGAGGAAGCCTGGGTCTAAAGGAGCACCCACGGCTGCTAACTTCCGACGCTCCGCTAAAACTGCTAAAAAATCTTAACTCTAATCTAATGAAATTTCTCGCTATCCTCCCCGCAACCCTCCTCGCCGCTGCTCCCGCACTGGCAGGTCCGTATGTGAACGTCGAAACTTCTTCCAAGTTTGCCGGCACTGATTATTCTAAAACCTCTACTGACTTCTTTGTTGGTTATGAAGGTGACGTGGGCGCTCTCGGTTATTTTATCGAAGGTGGTCCTAGTGTGACTACTCCTGACAATGGTGTGTCTGAAACTGTGCCTGCCGGTAAGGTCGGCTTCAGTGTCAAAGCAAACGACAACCTTAAAATTTATGGGGAACTCGCCGCTAGCTTCAATGATGGCACCAATGATTATGGTACCAAAGCTGGTGTAAAGTATAGCTTCTGATTATATCCCAAGCCCTCCACTGGATGTGAGCCTTGGGAGGGCTACATTAAAGTGCTCAAATACATACCCTGTCTAACAAATCTCTGCACTTTTAATGACCGCTGTACTTTCTCAACAACGGAGGTCTGCCTGGGAAGAATTTTGTTCTTGGGTAACCTCTACTAACAACCGACTTTACGTTGGATGGTTCGGGACTCTTATGATCCCAACCCTACTGACCGCAACCGTCTGCTTTTTGGTTGCATTCATCGCTGCTCCCCCTGTGGACATCGATGGCATTCGTGAACCCGTTGCCGGATCTCTACTCTATGGAAACAACATCATCTCAGGAGCAGTCGTTCCCTCAAGTAACGCAATCGGGCTACATCTTTACCCAATCTGGGAAGCCGCTTCACTTGATGAGTGGCTCTACAATGGAGGACCATACCAACTCGTCGTCTTCCACTTTCTCATTGGCGTCTTCTCTTACATGGGACGTGAATGGGAACTTAGTTATCGACTAGGTATGAGGCCTTGGATCTTTGTCGCATATTCTGCACCAGTCGCTGCCGCAACAGCTGTATTCCTTGTCTACCCTTTCGGACAAGGCTCTTTTTCTGATGGAATGCCGTTGGGAATCTCCGGCACGTTCAACTACATGTTTGTATTCCAAGCTGAGCACAACATTCTTATGCACCCTTTCCATATGCTTGGGGTCGCTGGCGTTTTTGGCGGTAGTTTGTTTTCAGCTATGCATGGTTCCCTTGTTACTAGTAGCTTGGTGCGTGAAACGACTGAAGATGTTAGCCAGAACTATGGGTATAAGTTCGGGCAAGAAGAGGAGACGTATAACATCGTCGCTGCTCATGGTTACTTTGGGCGTCTCATCTTTCAATACGCTAGCTTTAATAATTCTCGCAGTCTCCACTTCTTCCT